TCTCATGGGGGTTTGCATGGTTTAACTCCATATTTTGTAGTTTAGACTCAATCAAATCAAGTTTATTGAAGATTTCATCAAGTGCTTCAGCTATATTTAGATGATTTTCACGACCAGGTGGTCTGTACATCAATTTATAGTCCACATAATATGAATCAATCATTGAAAAATTCACTAGGACGTGGGCAATCTCCATTCCAAATAGATGGAATCATAATATCTCTACCTGCTTGTGGTCCAAAACGTAACCAAAGATTACGAAAATCTTCTTTTTTAGAACCAGAGCAGGGATAATTCTGAATATTATCAACATTCAGAAGCATGACTTCTGCTTTTACTTCTTCAACAGTCATAGAATAATCAATGAACTCAAATATTATATCTAGTTCAACTTGTTATGTCAAACTTTTCCCTTCTGATATCGAGCTTGATGCTTCATCTTATTAATGGAGTGTGCAGCAGCACCCTGTAGTTTTCTGATATGGTCACCAGGTCCATGAGCACCAGCACGATCAGCATCAATAATATTCTTAGTTCTGGTAGCAAGATCTTCTACAATCTCTTCCAACCATGCATCACTCATATGATCTAGAAGAACTTCTGCTGATACTACATTATTGACCAGGTTGGACTCAATAAGATAGTCAAAAACATCTTCTCTAGTAATATCCTCCTTTTTCATCTTATACTTTTTCTTCTTCTCTCCACACTCACATGGATCTTCATCACATCCACAACTCTCTTTCATCTCCTTTTTGTCTTTTTTCTTGCTCATTGCTCTACCAATGGCTTTACGCTTGGCATGGAGATACTCATCAGAGCTATCTTCATCGCCATCATTGTCGATGTCACCATCTTCCTGACCCACTGGATCAAGTTTCTTCTTTTCATTAATACTCTGATAAAGTCTATCAGCAGCATCAAATCTATTGTATGAAAATGGACCGTTTGATAGAAATGACATAACTTTTCTTTTTTTTATTATTTAGATAGTTATAATATTATGTTGTTAGGACCTTGACTACAGTTTCCATCATAGTTGGTATGGTGCCTGATGGCAAGTCATGCATTGAATACCAAACAAAATTTCCTGCAGAACTCTGTTTGTTACCATATTCAAGTGCTGCATATCCAAAAATAGGACTATAATTCCATCGTGTGAAATTAGCGCTGTTCATACTTTTTATAGCCATATATCCTTGACCATAGTTATATGGATTACCACCAACAATTGATTCTTGATATCCATCATATGGATTTATAAATCCTGCAGACAGAAAACGATATGTGTTGCAATTAAACTTTGTTGAAGGAGCTTGTTCTACTTTCATTGGATAATAAAATTCATCTCCTTTATTCACTTTTCGTGCAGTCCATGTCACGTAATCAGTTCTTATAGAACCTACAGTATTATGTGGAGATTGTATGTTGACTGCGTTCATCAATGATATAAGACCCCTATTAGTTCCAACAGCCCTTTGTTCAGGAGTAGCAATTGATCCAGGACCTGTAGTTATTGTACCCTCTCGCCCTTGTTTACGAGTCATATCATATATCCAATCATCAGTTCCAGTTGTTGTTAAGTGGCCATTTTCATCTAAGTATGGAAGCTGACCAGCCACTGCATACCATGTCCTTGCATTTACGTCTGAACGTGTGCGAGTTTCATAAAAAAAATTCATTTTAACACTATTTTGAGTTACTGTCCTCTTAGGAGGTTTTTGACTATTTCCTCCTGAAAGTGAACCAACAGTCCAAACATGACCACAAATATTTACCAAATCTTGTGCTACAGTTGATTGAAAATTGTGTGTTAAAGCAATACCCATACCACCACCACCATATGGTCCTGGATAACCCCATCCTACAGACTCACATCTTCTTCCACCAGGATTTCCAGGGCCTGTAATAATATCACCTGTAACAGGATAACAAGCTCCTGCTTCAAATGGTTCATAACTTACAGGTGGTAGAATTGGTAATGTATTTTCAGGTATACACCTCATATCATCGTAACTAATTTGGCCACTTGATGGAACTTCTGGATCGCAACCATAATAATTACTTAATTGTATTGGTGTAGATCCTCCAAATACATCAGTAAAATCAGTAGCAGAAATTTGATTTGGGGGACATGGAGTTTTTGACATTTTAACCTCTTAGTTGGTTCACTTGATCTTTCAAATTTTTCACTTCTTCATTTAACTCTTTAATAGATTCAATAAGAAGTGGAACAAGTTTTTCATATTGAACAGTCAGATAATTTGAATCTATAGGTGCTGGGAATACAGCTTCTGGTAGAACTTTTTGTACATCCTGAGCAGATACTCCAGCATGCCTTCTTTCATCATCATATCCCAACTCTTTTGCTTTTTCATTTGGTACATAAGTAAATCCATTTAGAGATAATACTTTAGAAAGAGCACTTGTGATTGGTATTTTGTCAGTTTTTAATCTGTCATCTGACCAAAATGCTACAATGTTACCCTGACAATATATTGTTTTTCCAACATATAGGCTACCTTTTGTACTACCCATTCCAATGTTGGTATCTCTGCCAGAATAATGCTGTAAGTATATTCCACCACTTGTAATAGAATCTATGTGCAAGTTAATACCTGCACCAATGGTATGATTAACAGTGCTAGATGACCCATATGTACCAAATAATATCTTCTTGCTTGAATCTCCTGTTACCTGAACGTAATTATTTACATAGGCTACATCGTCAACAAGAAGGTCTACAGTTTTTACATCACCCCATTTTTTGTCAGTAGTACCAATACCACCCAGACCACTTAAAGATGGAACTACATAGTTTGCTTCTATTGTACTGGTTACCTTAATACCACTA